ACGCTGCGCAGGTTGTCAGCACCCAGGACTACACCGCTTCCTATAAGGGAATCGGCATCGAAACCAGCGTCGACTTCGAAGCTGAGTATGCTGGCCAAGGGTTTGATGACATCCGGGCGATCGGCGCCAAGACGGGTCTCGAATCTCTGATGCTCGGCGAGGAAGCTATGATCCTCGGCGGCAACGGCTCGCAGGCTCTTGGCGCCCCTTCGACTCCGGTCGTTTCCACCGCCCTCACCGGCGGCGCGATCGCTGCGACTCAGGTCGTTAGCGTCATCGTTGTCGCCCTGACCTTGGATGGCTTCCTCAACGGTTCGCTCGCGGCGGGTATTCAAGGCCGGGTTAGCCGGACCAACGTTGATGGGTCCTCCGACGCGTTCGGTGGCGGATCAAGCGCCAAGTCCACCGCGGCCTCGGTCTCGACCGGCGCTGGCGCGACAAACAGCGTCCTCGCGACGACCAACGCCAAAGCAAACGCGATCGGCTATGCCTGGTTCTGGGGCACCGTCGGCAACGAGCGCCTCGGAGCGATTACAACCATCAACAGCGTGTTGATCACGACTGCGGCGGGAACGTCCACCGGCACCACGGGCGTCCTCGCCTCCGAAGCTCAGTTCTCCGCCGACGCCAGCACCAATTCACTGTCGTTCGACGGTCTTCTGACCCAAGCTTTCGCTCCCGGATCGGGCGCGACCATCTACCAGATGCCAACGGGCGCCGCCGGCATCGGCACTCCGCTGACCGCTGACGGTTCCGGCGGCATCGTCGAAATCGACATCGTTCTGAAGGCGATGTGGGATGGCTTTAAGCTCGGCCCGGATACGATGTGGGTCAGCTCGCAGGAAGCTTTGAACATCTCGAAGAAGATCCTTCAAGGTGGCCAGTCTTCGGCGCAGCGCTTCGTCTTCAACACGGAGCAGGCCAATATCGGCGGCGGCATCATGGTCCGCACCTACCTGAACCGGTTCTCGATGCAGGGTGGTTCGGTCGTGGACATCAAAGTCCATCCGAATATGCCAGCCGGCACGGTCCTCTTCACTTCGGTGTCGATCCCGTACCCGCTTTCCGGCGTCGGCAACGTGATGCAGATCCGGACTCGTCAAGATTATTTCCAGATCGAATGGCCGCTCCGCTCGCGCAAATACGAATACGGCGTCTATGCCGACGAAGTGCTCCAACACTTCTTCCCGCCGAGCATGGCCGTCATCTCGAATATCACCAACGGATAATTCGTCTGGGGGCCTTCGGGCCCCCAGGTCCCCTCAGCACCAGCAACAAGGACCGATTGAAATATGCGCGGATTTGTCAAACTAAAAGCCCCAGATGGTTTCGGCTCGATGAGCTACAACGGACGAGCGATTGATGCTGATCCGGCCGATGGAAGTGTTTGGGTCCTCCCCTCCGAAGTGGACGACCTGAAGTCTCATGGCTTCCGCGACTGGGCCGATGGCTCGGAGGAGCCGGAGGTTGAAGCCATGTCGCACAGCCAGCTTGTTACCGAAGTCATGAAGCGGACCCTCGAGGTTATCAAGGGACTGTCCGCCGACGAGCTGCGCGCGCGCCTCGCCGCCGCGACCCCGTCGAACGGCACTCTGCCCGGCGAAGAGGACGCCCCTGGCAGCCATCTCGTTGTGGACGAGGTGAAGGTTGAGGATATAGCCACGATGCGGCGCCCGGATCTCTTCCGGTTCCTTAAAGGCAAAGGGTTCAAGCTGACCGCCGCGTCGAAAGACGTCGAGTTGCGCGAAATCGCCCTGAGCGTGTTCGAGAAAAAGTTGGCCGAGGTCTTCGTCGAAGATGAGGCCGTTGTCGAAGCGGTTGCGACCCATGTGGAGCCGCCTTTCCCCTTCGGCGAAGGCGCGTAATTCGTGGCGAGCCTCAGCGATCTCACGTCACTCGCCGCCGTAAAGGCGTGGATTGGAAGTGTCGGCACGGGGATGACCAGTGATGCGATTCTGAGTTCGCTGATCACGAGCACCAGTCAGCAGATCCTCACCCATCTTGGGCGAGGGTCTCTTCTTCCGGTGTCTTACTCGGAGGTCAGGGACGGATTCTGGCCGCGGCGAGAAATCATGCTGCGCAGATGGCCGGTTATCGAGATCGAATCGATCTCCATTGACGGAGTTCTGATTCCGCCCGCGCCGCCACTCGTCGCCGGCGCCACGCGGCAGACCGGATGGACGATGGAGCAGGTCGATCCGTTCCCACCTGGCCGCCAGACGACGGTCTATTTCCGCAATCTGACTCGCGGCCACGATCCGCAAGGCACGTTCATTCAATACACCGCAGGCTATCAGCAAACGGAATCCTGGACTGTTCCGGCCTCGCCATTCGCCATCACCCTTTCTGAGCCGCTCGGCGCCTGGGCGAGCGATGCCGGCGTCGTCTATTCTTTGAGCGGGCTGCCGTTAACCCCAGTGGCCGCGAACCCCGCGAATGGCCAATATTCGGTGGCCGGAGGCGTCTACACTTTCAGCCCGGAAGACGTCTATTCGGAGGCTCAGATTTCCTACGGATACGTGCCGTCTGCGCTCGCCGAGGCTTGCACTTCTGCAGTCGGCGATCGCTATGCATATAGGCAGCGCATCGGCATCAACTCAAAGGCGCTGGCCGGGCAGGAAACCACAACCTTTGCTGCGAACGCCCTCTCGATGCACGTCAAATCCGCAATCGATCCATTCCGCTCATTCTTCACGCCAGACTGATATTGCAATCTATTAGATGAACTGATAGATTGTCGTTGTCTATTCTTTGAGGGCGTAAGGGCTTTGATCAAATTCGACGTTGATGATACCGCGATCGTGGCGCGCTTGGGGCGGATGTCCGAGGCTGTCCACGCGGCTGTCGTCGGTGTCGTCTCCAAAGATACCTCTCAGCTTGCTGACATCGTCCGCGACAAGCTCTCCGGCGGCGTTCTTCAGGCCGTGACGGGAAAGCTCCGCGCCTCCATCTCGTCCAAAGTCGACGACGGCGGGACGTCAGTGACGGGATCGGTCACTCAGTCGGCCAGCGGCGCGGCTTACGGCGCCATTCACGAATACGGCGGCATAACTCCACCCCACGACATCATCGCGACGAAGGCCAAAGTGCTAGCGTTTGTATTCGAGGGCAAGCAGGTCTTTAGGCGCGTCGTGCATCATCCCGGATCACAGATGCCAGAGCGCTCATATATGCGCTCTTCGCTCGAAGACATCCGCGAAATATTCATCGCTGATTTGGATGCCGCTGTCCACGCGGCGGTAGGTCGATGAGCCGCGAAGCTGCAGTGATCGCGCTCGAGGATCTTGTTGCCGGCGCCTATCCGTGGGCGACGCCGCCGTCGCGGCGATTGAGGTTGTGGGATTCCGTTCCCGTCGAAATGCGACCTGCTTGCTTCCTCTTTGAAGGCGGCAAGGAGGGATACGTCTGGCAGCAGGGAGTCGAGCCTCGGGTCGAGATCGAGGTCCGCCTGTTTGTCTACATCGACGCGAAAGATCCCAGCGTCGTCGGGTCCTCCGCTCTCAACGTGATCATGGATGCGCTCGATGCGGCGATGGCCAAAGGCCAAGGAAGAGAAGGCCGAAACACACTCGGAGGCGCGGCGTTCTGGGCGCGCATCGCAGGAGACCCGTTCAAAGACCCAGGCGACATAGACGGCGATGGCCTGCTCATCGTTCCAATCAAAATTACACTTTAAACATTTGAGGAGACTAATTTAATGACCACCCCGTTTAGCGCCTTCGGTCCTGGAAAGGTCATTGTGACCCGGACAGATGTTGCCAATGGAACTCCCGTAAATATTGGGTTCTCCCAGGATTTCGAAGTCGACTTTTCCGGCACCATCAAAGAGCTGACCGGTCAGAACCAATACCCTATCGACGTCGCGCGCGGCGTTGCAAAGGTGACAGGTAAAATGACTGCCGCGGTCATCTCCGGCATCGCGTGGAATTCGGTGTTCTTCGGAAACACCTTCGTCCCTGGCGGCTACCAGATGAACGATCTAGAGCCCCATTCGATTCCCGCGATCACTCCGTTCACGATAGTAGTGATGAACGGCGCGACCTTTGACAAGTCCGTCGCTGGTGGGGATCTCGGCGTTATTTACGCCGGCTCCGGACTGCCCTTCCAGAAAGTGGCGACGGCGCCAACAGTTGGTCAATATACGGTGGACCCGACCACGGGTTCATATGCGTTCTCCCTGGCTGATGAAGGGGTCGCGATTCTCATTTCCTACCGTTCGACCGTGACGACTGGTCAAACGCTGACGATCGCCAACAAGCTCCTTGGCAACACGCCCGTTTTCCAGCTCGACTATTACACGGTTCGGAATAACGCGCCGTTCCTTGTTCGCCTCTTCCAATGTACGGGCAGCAAGGTGTCCATGGCCGCCAAACTCGAAGACTTCATGATGCCCGCCTTCGAGTTCAGCTCCTTCGTGAACGCCGCTGGCAACATCGGCGAGTTCATCTACCCGCAGGTGTCCTAATGCGGCCTGATCCGATCACCGTTACGCTGGGGGACCTGGATTTCACGATCCGGCCCCTCACCCTTGGTCAAGTCCGGAAGGTCGAGGAAATCCTTTTGGACCCGGCGCGCGCAGCACGCGGAAACATCCCCGTGGCCATGGACATAGTCGCGGTCGCCCTCCGCCGCGACTATCAAGAGGAGGCCTCAAATATCGACGATCTCGAAGGGACGTCGATGGAGGTCATGCTCGCTCAAGGCGCCATTCTGCGTCTGTCCGGCTTCCTTGAGGCGGGCGAGCCGGGGGAAGAGAAGGCGGCCTAGATAGGGAAGCCTTCTGGCGCCTTACCTATGGTCGCCTGATAGCCGCAGGCCGCTCATACGAGCAGGTCGATGACATGACCGTTTTCGACCTGCAGCTTCTCCTTGAATATTGGGGCGACAACCCCCCAGCAAACGAGATCCTCGCGGCGGTCCACCTCAAGCGGGTCCCCAGGCTGAAGAAAGCTCCTCGCAACAACCTCCCATCGGATCAGTTGCGCCAGCAGAAATGGATCAAAGACCTCGAGGCGTCGCTCGCGGGAATTAAGACGGCGACATAGGGACTAAAATGGCGGATGACATTCGGATTTCCATCGGCGCGGATTCATCCACTCTGCAAGCGCAGATGGACATCACCGCCGCTCAGATCCGTGTCACCACAAAGGCCATCCGCGATATGGCGGATGGCGCTATCGCCCTTGGCGCGGCTACTGATTCCGGTATAATTTCCCGCCTCGGAACTCTTAACGCTACCCTCGACGGGGTTAAGTCCAAAATGGACGCCTTGAAGGCGAGCATTTCGGAGGTGGCCACCGCATCGGCGGGCGCCGGCGGCATCCAAGAGTTCATCAATCAAACCAACGGACTTGATCGTAATTTCCAATCCGCTCGGAGCAGCGCCGCGACTTTCGCGTCTGCTCTTGCGACGCAGGGAGCGACGGCGGCTGAAGCGGCCGTTGCGAACGCGGCGATCGGAGCTTCTGTTCGCACATTAGCCGCTTCCGACTTCGGAGCACTAGTCGCCTCGCTTGCCACACAGCGGCAATCTTTCGCCTCAGCTAAGGAGAGTGCCTCGGTTTTCGAAGCGGCGCTAGGTGACGTCGGCGGGTCCGTCGCCACACTTTCGGGATCGCAATTTGGCGCGCTGATTCGGAACACTGAATCAGCGGGATTGTCATTCAAGTCCGCACGAGAATCCGCGGCCGTCTTCGGCGCAGAGACGATCACCGTCATTGAGGGGATGACCCAGGCGGGCATCGCCGCGAGAAACGTCGCTTCGGCGCGGGAGGCGATGGATGTCGTCGCAAGGGGTATGTCCTCCGCCGGCGCCGCCGCCTCGGCTATGGCTATCGCCACTGCGACGATTCCGTCGGCGGTCAATTCCGCAGCGAGCGCGGCGCGCGCCGGCATGGTTGGCATGGGCGGCCTCGTGCGCAGCTTGCATGCCGTTACCGATGAAGCGTTGTCAGGGCGCTGGGGCCAGATGTACGGCTCCTTGGCGAACCTAGCCTATCAGGCGCGCGGCATCGGCGTCGCTTTCCTCGCGAGCAATGCCGGCCTCCTCAGCCTGTCGGCTGGGTTCCTTACGGCGGCCGGCGCGGCGGCGTATTTCAGCTACAAAGCTCAAGAGGCCAAAAACAACATCAACGGCCTCTTGGTTCAGTCAAACTCGACGGGTAACGCGAACAATTCGTTCGGGTCGGCGAAATCTGATTTCGACGTAGTGAACAAGCTGCCGGACCAATCGTCCGATTCAGCGAATAAATTTACGGCCGCCGTTCTCAAAATGAACGACGCGGGCAATTTGCTCGGATCTGGGCTGTCGCACAGCATCCAGACTGTGGCAGACATGATGCACTCCGACATCCCGGCCGCCACGGATGCCATGTCCGCGGCGTTCACCAAACCTGCGACCGCTGGTCTTGCGCTGATCGATTCCTTGGGCGGAGTGACCGCTGCTGAATCGAACATGATGGCAGCGGCGGCGGCGTCCGGCAACCAGCAACAGCAGCTCGCGATTTTCGTTGGCGCCCTTGCCCGCGTCACCGAGCAAGCCGCCGAAGCCCACAAAGATCTCACCGCCGTTCACACGAGCGGCCTCGAGAAATTCATCGACTCGATCAACGTGTTCAAGTCGTTGGGGCTGTCGGCCGGCATCGCGGGAAATGCCACTGGAAAATTTACAGATGAGGCCCACAAGACCGCGGGAGAATTAGACGCCGCCGCGGACGCCGCGCGTAAACTCGCCCCATCGTTACAGCAGGTGGTTGCGGCGGCGAATTCGATCGCCGTCAAAGACAACCCACTGTCGGCGCAGCTCCAAGAGAACATCGACAAGGCCAACACGCTTCGCACGGCGCTTCAGCGCATCGGGCAGGCGGGTGGCGGCGCGAACCAGATGGGGAGCACCGCCGAGACCGGCGATGCGACTTCCATGATCAAAGGGTTCGAAGGCTTCCAGCCCCAGGCAAAATGGGATGTGAATCATTTCCGCGCCGGCTACGGGTCCGACACGACGACTGATAAAAGCGGCGGCGTTCACAATGTCACCGCCGATACCACGACGACGGAGGAGGATGCGCAGCGGGATCTTTCCCGGCGCGTGGCAGAGTCGGCGACGGCCGCGGCGACGCAGGTCGGCGAAGCGTGGGCAAAGCTCTCTGACCAAGCCAAAGCTTCGCTGACGTCGATCCAATATAACTACGGCCATTTACCGTCTGACGTCGCGAGCGCGGCGCGGACCGGCAGCGACACGGGGATATCGAGCTCCATCCTCGCGCACACGGGCGACAACGGTGGCGTGAATGCGAGTCGACGTCAGCAAGAGGCGGCCAACGTCACGAGTGGAGCGTCGACAAACAATATCAACGATGCCCTGGCCGATACGCAGGATCAACAGCAGAAGATCAACGAATCGATCAAGACCCAAAATGATCTGCGTGCTGGCGGCAGCGCGACCCAACTCGCAGAATTGGCTCTGGCGAAACAGAACGCGGAAGCGGCCGTTGCTCCGGTTGAGGCAGCTCGGCAAAAAGCGGCGGCCTCGCAAACTTATCTTGTGGAGTTGCAGGCTGCCGGCGCCAGCCAAGCGACGATCAACAAGGCGCAGGAGCAAGCGTCGAACGATCAGGCGGCGTTGAACGAAAAGATCTACGAGAGTCGGAAGGCTATCGCGGATTTGGCCGTGACGTCGGTCAAGACAGGCAGCAACGATCCGAAGCAGCTTCGCGATGCGCAGATCGCGTCGGCGAACCTGACCCTTCAGCAATATTCCGACAAAAGAGATCCGCGGAACTCCGCTGCGCAAGGGCAGGTCAAGACGGCGCAGGACACCTACGAGGGCGCTACCGCGAAAACCGCGACCGACACTGAAGACGTGAGCTTCAACGCTGCGCAGAAAGCGTCTGAAGAGAAGATGGCGCTGATCCGCGAAGAGACCAAGACCAAGCAGCTTTCCCAGCAGCAGGGGGCCTCCCAGGAGACGGCTGTCCTGCAGCAAGAGCTTGCGCAAGAGCAGGCGCACTACCAGTCCCTCATGACGATCTGGGGGCAGGGCACTACCCAATTCGACGCCGCCCAAAAGAAAATGCAGGAGTCCGCCGCCCAGAGCGCTCTGCAGATCAACAAAGTTAATTTGCAGAGCGCTCAAGCGATCGCTGAATCCTATGAGAAGGCGTTCGAAAAAGCTGGTTCGACCGCTGCAAGTGCTTTCGTGGGAATCGTCAACCACACGGAGACCGCCGGCAGCGCGCTGAAAGGCATCGCCACCTCGATCGAAAGTTCGTTCGTGCAAGCGGCGGCGAAGATGGTCGCCGATTGGCTTGCGAAACAGGCGATCATGGTCATGGCGACCACGACGGGGGAAGCGACGAAGACCGCAGCGGTTGCCTCCGGAACCGCGGCGCGAACGGCGAGTGAAGGGGCCGGGGCGGCAACATCTGCCGCAGTGACTATCGCAAGTATAACCAAGTCAATTATGGCAAGCGCTGGTGAGACGTTTGCGGGCATCTTCGGCTTTCTATCCCCCGTTATGGGGCCAGCGGCTATTGGCCCTGCCGCCGCTGGGGAGGCAACGGTCGCAGCGGCGGCTGGATCATTTGCGGTCGGCGCGTGGAAACTCCCGAGCGACATGATCGCCCAAGTCCACAAAGGCGAAATGATCGTCCCGGCGAGCCATGCCGACTCGATGCGTAGCGCGCTGTCAGGCGGCGGGGGTGGAAGCTCCGGCGGAGGCCATACGGTTCACGTCCATTACAACGCCGCACCTGGATCTTCTCTGGACACCATTCGCGCCCACGGCAGGGAGATCGCAAAAATGGTCGGAGATCAGTTTAGCAAAAATCCTTCCCTTCGACCGAGCGGATATTGATCAATGGCAGTGCAGACATTTCCGTCGTTCCCTGGGCTGACATTTCCGATCGGGCGTTCGGGGCCAACCTTTGACACAGTGGTCCACGAATCCATCAACGGAAAGCAAACCACGTATCCAAAGCGCATCACTCCGAAATGGCAGTGGACGATTGATTTTGAGATGCTTCGCTCGTCGGCGGCGTTTCTTGAAATGCAGACTCTGGCGGGATTCTACGCTTCTGTGCTCGGCCGCGCCTACACCTTTGGATACACGGATTCAGAGGACAACAGCGCCACGACGCAACTATTCGGGACTGGCGACGGCGTGTCTCTCACCTTTCAGATCTTGCGAGCGATTGGCGGCTTCGTCGAGCCTGTTTATCTCCCGACCGGTTCCCCGACGATCTTTGTCAACGGGACCGCTATGGCGCTGGGAACGGACTACGTGATCAGCGTTTCCGGCGCGGTCGTGTTCATGGTCGCGCCCGCGCACGGAGCGGCGCTGACTTGGACCGGATCGTTCAATTGGCTCTGCCGCTTTGATGACGACAAAGTGGACTTCAGCAACTTCATGGTCGGCCTTTGGGAAGCAAAGAAAATCTCATTTACGAGCGTCATTTTATGAAACCAGCTTCATCAAGTCTCATCGATCTCATGAACACGTTCCGCTCGAATATCGGGGGGTCCGCCTGTTTTTGGGAGCTTTACACCTTCGCCCTCGCGGGCGGATCGAACCTCTATTACACGACTTCGGATTTTGACATTTTTCTTACCGGCGTGACCTTCGTCAGCAAAGGTCCGCGATTTGACACAAATGGGCAAAGAGCGCTGGGACATTGGAAGATCGGCCTTGACGTCGATCGTTGGTCGTTTTCGGTGTTTCCCAGGGCGCAAGACGACATAACGGGAGCGACCTTCCCGGACCTGATCGGGAACACTCCATGGCTCGCCGCCGCGCGGGCTGGCGCGCTCGATGGATCGGCCGTCACGGTGCAGCGGGCTTTCTTTAGCGCACCGGGCCCGACATATCCGATCCCTCCGGCGGGCGCCGTCCCCATCGGGGCCATAACCATTTTCTCCGGTCTGCTTATGGACGTCTCCGTCTCAACCAGCGAAGTGTTTTGCGACGTAGGCGACTTGAGGCAACTCCTATCGATCAACATGCCGCGCAACTATTATCAGCCTGCGTGCCGACACACATTGTTTGACACGGGATGCACGCTCAGCGCAGCGGCCTTTGCGAAAAATGGATCTGTGCTTGCCGGTTCGACGCAGATATCCATCCTTGCCACACTCTCGGCGCCAACGGGCTTCGGGACTTACACCCTTGGACGCATCCTCATGACGAGCGGTAAAAATGAGGGGTTGCAGCGAACCATTTCCAATTGGGACGGAGCCAAAACTCTCGCGCTAATAAACCCGTTCAATTATGCGGTCTCAGCAGGAGACACCTTCACAATATTCCCCGGTTGCAACAAGACTTTGGCGACTTGTGAAGCCGTCAACAACAAAGAAAATTTCGGAGGCTTTCCTTTCATTCCTCCGCCGGAGCAGGTCATGTGATGGACGACGGTATGACAGAGATACAATTGAGAGAGCACATCGTCGCGACGGCGCGCTCTTGGATATCGACGCCTTTCCATGACGGAGCTGCCCTCAAAGGCGTTGGCGTCGATTGCGCCAATCTTTTGAATTGTGTCCTGTCAGAGGCGGGTGCGATCGAGCCGCTCGAAATCGAGCCTTACTCTCCTCAGTGGTTTCTTCATCGGAGTGAAGAAAAATTCATGGGCTACGTTCTCAGGCGCGGCCGAGAGATCGCTGAGTCGGAAGCTTTAGCCGGCGACATAGTGCTCTACAAAATAGGCCGCTGCTATGCGCACGGCGCGTTCATTGTGAAATGGAGTTCTGAAATCGTGCATGCCTACAAAAGCGCTGGATCGGTGATCCGCAGCGGCGGAAGAGACGGCGAACTTTACAACACCCCCGCTAAATTTTTCTCAGTCATCAAGTCGCATTAAAATGGGAAATTGGCTAACCAAAAGCAGCAAAGTAACGCAACTGGGTCCAGATTATTCGCTGACGTCCTTCACGACGTCGCTGATGACTCGTCCGGTGCCGATCGTCTACGGGCAACAGCGCGTTTCGGGCAACGTCATCTGGTATGGATTTTTTCACTACACGACCAGCAATAGCGGCGGATCGGGCGGAGGAAAAGGTGGTGGTGGGGGCGGCGGCGGAAAGGGCGGCCAGGGAAGCACCTTTACCTATTACGTTTCGGTCATCTTTTCGTTCTGCGAAGGGCCCATAAACAGCATCCCGAGCATCTATTACGGGCAGTATCAGCAGTTCTTCCCGTACTATTTCAGCAACGGGATGATTCCGGGTTCGATCACCAGCTTCAATGGCTCGAGTGTCCAGGGGACATGGGGATATATGGACTCCGTGGAGCCGGGCCAGTCGCTCAACTATCGAAACAACGCCACAATAAACATATCGAACCTCAATCTCGGACAGTCGTCATCGCTGACCAACATCAGCGCGGAGATAGTCTCGCCGATAAGCGGCGGCTTCGCCGGCATCGTCGACGCGAACCCTGCGGACATCATATTCGATTTCCTGACGAATGTTGAATATGGCGTGCCGCTTTTCCCAATCAATATCTTGGGAGATCTGAGCGACTACCGGATGTATTGCCGGGCGCTTGGACTTTTCATGTCAGTGTCATTGACTGCGCAAACATCTGCGCAGCAATTTTTGATTAAAATAACTCATGCCTCAAATAGTGAGTTCGTTTGGTCTTCTGGCGTTCTAAAATTGGTGCCGTACACCGATCAAACGGTTACTTCGGCCTTTGGAACGCATGTCGTTTCTTTGAGTCCGATTTATGATCTGACGGACGATGATCTAATGCCCGATCAAAGTTCGCTATCCACCGGCGATTCAGCGGGTAAGTCCCCTATTTCAATCAGCCGCAAGCCGCGTTCGCAAATGATCAATTCGATGGTCGGGTCATACCAGGAGCGCGGGCTATACTACGCGTCTGTGCCGGTCGAGATCCGGGATGAGGGGTCGATCGCCGCCTATAATGTCTTCCGTCCGAGTGACATGCAGCAGCTCGATATGTTCTGCATCCAGTCGGCGGCGGCGCAGTCTCTTGGCTTGCAGCTTCATCGCGCGCAGATTGCTTGCACCTACGGCTTTACCCTTGGCGCCTGGGCGGTCCTGCTTGACCCGATGGATATCGTCACGCTGACCGATCCCCAATTGGGAATGTTCCGCCAAGCGGTGCGCATCACTGAAATCACCGAAAATCAGGATGGGTCGCTCAGCTTTATCGCGGATGAAGTGTTCGGAACGCTGGGTGCGCCGAACTATGGTGCGCAGGCTGCGATGGCGCCCCCGCCGAACACGAATGCTGATCCGGGCCTGGTCAACCCCCCGATATTCTTTGAACCGCCCTATACGCTCGCCAATGGGCTAGAGGTGTGGGCGGCGGTCTCGGGCGTGAACATCACCGTTTGGGGAGGGTGCGACGTTTGGATTTCTTCCGACGACATCACGTACGCCCTCGCCGGAACGATTAACGGCGTTGCCCGAATGGGCGCCACAACCAGCGCGCTTCCATCTGTTACTGAAAGCGACACGGGGCAGACCATCGACGGCACCAGCACGCTTGGCGTCGACCTGACGGAAAGCTTAGGAGGCTTAGTCTCTGTGTCGTCTGCAGCGTTGGTTGCGGCGGACACCATCTGCTACCTGGATGGAGAGTTTATCGCGTTTCAGACGGCGACCCTCACGGCGGCCAACAAATACAATTTGACGACGCTATTGCGT